TCCTATAATGGTTAATTCTAAATGGTACGGAATAGATAGCGACAGAACAGGACAAAAATATATCATACATAATGAAATAAATAGAAAATTACGAAGTGGAAAAAACAGAAACAACATAAAACCAACTAGAATAAGTGGTAATGTTTGGGAAATAAAGAATTCTTCCCAATGTGGTGAAAGGTATGGACATCCTGCACCATTCCCCGAAAAATTAGCAGAAGACCATATACTTTCTTGGAGTAACGAAGGCGACACAGTCCTAGACCCAATGGCAGGAAGTGGAACTACACTAAAGATGGCGAAGAAGAATAACAGGGATTATATCTGAATAGAAACTAGTGAGAAATATTGTAAAATAGCTGAGACACGAATTATATAATATAAAATTTATAAACGATAATATGACATACCAGAGCTACATAGCACAAAAAGAAAAAAGACTCGCAAAAAACAAATTCAAAAACGCTAAGAACTCGATCCGGGTAATTGGAAAAATACCCGAAGCTGTAAAAGAAAAAGCTACGGGAGAGTGGAAGCTATTTATGAAAATTGCAGATCGGAGAATGTACGCTTGGAATGATTCCTTTTACGTCAAAGCAATTCACCGAGACGAAAAAACAGGTGAGCCATGCCACAAAGAAATCCGCAGAGAACTATTGACCGCAGCAAATTTTGACCACCGAGAAAACAAGTCTAGAGGGGAAGAACTACGACTCCAGGACGACAATATAGACATCGTGAGTTTTGCATATCACTTCCACAAACACAACGGACAAATTCTCCGTTTAGTATTTCCGAATTAGTGGATATAATAAGCACATGAAACATAGTTTTATTCTTTTGTTTAATAGGTACAGAGCATGGCTCAAGCCCGAAGCGTTGGAGCAGGCTAGGGTAGTTATGTGGCTGGAAGACAATTTGTACAGATTTACGGCAATTCCAAACGCGACATGGACGACATCTTTCAAACAAAAAATTGTAAACTATTTGACGGGCGTTCGTCCTGGATTGTGTGATTTACTTGTGGTGCTGAAAGGAGAGGGGCTTTTATTTATCGAAATGAAGCTACTTTGAAAAATGCTCAAAAGTGGGAAAAGATGAGTAAGTCCTAGCAAAATCATGCCAGCTCAGATAAAATGGATCGAAGCTCTCAATAAAGTTGGCAATGTCCACGCAGAGATTTGCTATGGCTCAGAAGAGGCTATTGCACTCGTGTTACAGATAGAAAACATACTCGAATCACGCAAAAAAGAAGAAAAGGCAAGAGAGAAGAACAAATAATTATTTGCTATTGTAGGAATAAAGACGATAATACCCTTGTTCTATTTTTATTTACCTTTTTTTTATGTTCCTTATACGCTATTTAATTGAAATTTACCAAGCAGCAAAAGCAATCGACCAATACGAATCGAGAGATTTTAGGATCAATAAATATTTTTAATATGGCAAAGACAAAAACAGACATGAGGAGTGCTTCCGAATTATATAAAGCAGACAAAGACCCCTCTTATTATATAGAGGCAGAGCTTGGAATGATCGATATTGGAGAAAGGAAGTTGCCGATTACATAATTTTTATTTTTTACCCTTATTATTATGACAAAGAAAACAATCAATAAACGACTTATGCATTTTTGCTGGGATGGTGCACAAATTAGCACTGCCATTAAGGAATTGCAAAATGCACAATCTATTTGAGCAACTAAAATTGATTTTGATTGGGGGCAAGATGATATTGCGTATATGTACGCAGTTTGAGAGATTCTTGAATCTGACGATGAGTATAGGGAAAGACTTGCAGAAGAAAAAAGACATAGTGAATACAAGGAAGAGGTAGAGAGAAAACAACTTGAAGAGCTGAAAGCGAAGTACGAATCATAGCCCCAATTTTTTATTTTTTCACTATTTTTTTATGACCGAAGTAATTACAGGAGTAATCGAGAAATTCTCCGAGACCGACGCAGCTATTGCAGGGCTGCAGACTGAGTATGGTATGCTGACCATTACAGACACAGAAAGCAAGGAGCAATATGACAAAGTCCATGACGGGCGAATGATGTTGGTAAAAATGAGGACACAGGGGATAGACATTATCGAGGCGGATCTAAAAGCCCCTCACTTGGCATTTAACAAAGCAGTCGGAGAAGAAGCGAACAAAAGACGGGAGCAGATCAAAACCATAGAAGCTCATCTAAAAAGCGAGGAGGAGAAAGTGGACACAATAAAAGAAGCGGCTCGACAGGAGAAAATTCGCAAGGGACAAGAGAAGCTAAACGGAAGAATACATAGAATGAGTACAGTCGGGGGTTGTGTTGATATATCTGTTATTGCACCGCTCTCGGACGAACTCTTTGAAATTGAGTGGTTGAAGGCTGAAAAGATTTTTGGCGAAAGAAAGATTGCCGAAGAAGCGGAGCAACTGAAACTCGCAGAAGAAAAAAGGTTGCAAGAAGAGGCTACGACAAAACTGAAAGCTGACCAGGACGAACTCGCACGACAACAAAACGAAATGGAGAAACAAAGGAGAGAGATTGATGATAAACAGAAAGTAATAGACGACGCTCAGAAGCTCGCTGACCAGAAGGAGAGGGAAGAGGCTCAAAAAATATTGGCAAGTGCTGAATTGGCGAAGAAAACAGAGCTGGACAAGCTGGCAGAGGACGAAAAGAAACCAGACCGCGAAAAACTACTGAGTTATATGGAAAAGATAAAAGCCGTCCCGATCCCGGAAATTACGGGAGAACTGAAAAGATTTTTACCACAGATCCAAAACACGCTCGACGGAATGGAGAAACTTATTAAATTTTCGTAACCTTTTTTTTATGACCAAATTTAACCACGCTGATAAAGTTACATGCACGATAACAGATGGTGAAGAAGCATACGATATTGCCGATGCCAAAATAAGTATTGATAATGGTGGTGTGCCTTTTATCTGTCATAATAATTCTGATTTTGGTGGAAGAGAAACTTGAGATATGCTCGGTTACCCCTACGGTTGGATGTTAAATAAAGACTTCGCTCATGTATGTGTCACCAACCTCAAACTCGCTGTACGAAGTGTCAGAGATGCAGATGTGGGGGATTTAGTAGTGAGGGACACAAAGACTTATATGGTTATAGATGTATTGCCCAATAGTGTACTGGCACTCCCCCTACCGCAGAGTAATTATTCTGGACCATCAGAATTTCCTGTATGGTGTCCTCGTGACCATTTAAAAGAAGAATATACTTTCGTAGAACCAACACCACCACCACCCGAAGAAATGACACTCGCCGAAGTATGCAAGGCACTTGGTAAGGATATTATTATTAAAGAATAATATGAAATGCGATAAATGCTGATGCGGACAATTCTTCCAATGATTCAAAGGGAGACAGTGTACAAAATGTTTTCACCCCTATGTGAAAATGACTTTTACTTCACTGTTCGAGAAATTTGTCGGGAAATAAAATAGGCGAGACAACCGCTATTATAAAAAACGGAGTTAATCCTCGTGTTGTCGGAACTGTAAAAAGTCGAGTCGAGCGATGCCAGATCAGAAATCTAGCACGAACGCGGCTTGTGCCCTAGCCTCTCGATGAGGGCAATATAAATATTATAAAACAAAAGAAGGAAAGACAACCACAAAAGACAATAAAAAATTTGCTTTTCTTCCAAATAAGACGACAATGGTATTGTTCAGTTTTTATCTCTTTATTTTTTTTATATGTCTAATCAATCTTACTGCCGATACAGAAATACGCTCCAGGATCTCCGGGACTGTGCTGAAGCCATTGAATCCGAAGAGTTTGAAGAAACTCACGCGTTAAAAAGCGAGCTATCACCCGAAGAGAGACAGGCTAAAAAAGCTCTTGTAGAGTTGTGCCAGAAGATAGTTGATAATTTCAATTCTTAATTTTTTTTATGCCACACACTTTCAAGAAATCAGATTTACTAATTGCCTACACCGCAGGCACGATAGATGAACATAGAGGCACAGGTAATTTCGACAGTATGTACGAAAGACTACTGGTAACCCTCGCAAGAGAACAGATTGACCGAGTTGTCGAAGCGGAGCAAGATGGCAAACACGAACTAGATGAAGCTCTCGACAGAGCGGACAAAATAGACTCTATTTTTTAATATTATTTTTATGTCAGAAAACCCCGAAATGAAAGCATTGATTGCAGAGATAGGAGGCATGCTCCCTGCGAACATGAAAAACGAGCTGGAGATGTTAAAATTCTTCAACTATTCACCGAATCCTGGATGGATTAAAGACCACCCTGCGGGGAAAGGTATGAAGTATATTCCTATCGGGATCATCGAGACTCTGTTACAGAGAACTTTTGGAGTTGTGCGAATAGAAGTAAAAGACTATAAGCATATCGCGAACTCGGTGACTGTTTGTGTTCGTATCCATTACAAAAGCCCTGTAACAGGCGAGTGGGACTTTCAGGACGGATTGTGAGCCTCACCTATCCAGATCAAAGCTGGTAACACTGCAATAGATTTTGCAAACATGCAGACCAATGCAATCCAGCTTGCCCTGCCTGCTGCAAAAAGCTATGCGATTAAAGATGCTGCAGAGCATATCGGAGCGTTATTCGGGCGAGACATCATGAGAAAGGAAACTTTGTCATACACAGCTCTCTATCCCGAAGAGATAAAAATTGAGGGATTCGGAAAGATAGAGCCAATTTCTAACGATAAATAATATGAAGTGTAAATTTTGCCAAAAATCATTCCCCTGATACATAAACGAAGACGGTATTGATTGAGTCGAGTCTAAATTCTGCTCGTCTGATTGCAACACCGCAAATATATATTTTTTATGTTCTAAATAACCACTTAACCATGAGCAAAGACTACATTGAACGGACGAGGTGATATATTACAGCCTCGAAATTGAAAACATTTATTAAAAGCCCAGAGGCTTACTTCAGAACATACATCAAAGAGATGCCAGAATCAGAATCCTCAAGGATCAAATGGATAATGTCAAAGTCGCTCCTGATCGGCTCAGCATTCGATGACTACCTTTCACACGGAGCAGAATACTTTTTTGCTAAATACTTTCTCGACCAGTGACTCCTCGTTGCGGACATGAAAGATATGTGTATCGAAAAAGGTATTGAAATGGACTCAAAAGAAACAAAGGATAGTTTAATGAAAAAATTGTTTGGACACTACGATGAAAAAATAAAATTAACATCGAGCGACACCGAGAATGTCATGGGAATGATAGGAGAAGCTCTCCGACAGCCACTCTGGGACATGAAAGGCGAGTACAAAGCTCAAGAAAAAGTACAATGCGAATACAAGGGACTAAAATTACAAGGGACTCTCGATAGAATCTCCGTTGAAAAGTGATTGATTCGGGACTTCAAAACAACCTCAGACATTCTGAAATTTGAATACAAGGCAGTCGATTTTGGATACGAGATTTCAATGTCATTTTACTACGCTCTTATCAAAATTGTTCACGACAAGGAATGTGATGTCATTCTCGATGTTGTACAGTCGTCCTACCCCTACCCTAGCGAAGTTTTCCAATATCAGAAGGAAAAGCTAAGCATAGTGTTTAATTCGGTCATCTTGCCTGCCCTAGATGCCCTTGCTGCTATGCACACGATTTACACTGAAACGAATGATGAGAAAATCTGGCAATCCAGAAGCCCGAACGCTCTACGATCAGAACTGTACTGACTCGAAGCATACCCGATTTTGGAATCAGCGATACAGACCTCTATTTCTAATATTTAATCCTATGGACAAAACAACAAAGAAAACCATTATTGATTTTTCCCCTACTAAGATAGAAATATCTTTAGTGCTAGACTTTAAGTATAGAATGCAAAACGCAAATATCCCCTATAAAGATGTCTGCATGATATTCAGAATGCCCCGAACTATTGCCTGACAAACAAAGATTATGTGAGAAATATTGTGAGTGAAAATTTTATACTTATCTGAATAAACTTATGGACAAAATAACACAACTAAAAACATGGCTAGAAGATACAATAAAACATGGTGGGAATAATCAACACACACTCAGTGGTGTCCTTCATAAAATTGACGAAATATATGAGTGGGACAAGTGTGTCTTGACCAAAGCACGAGAGATAGAGGCTGAGGAGAGTATCCTCAAAGTGGAAGACCCACTAGATAAGGTAAGAGCAGGACTAAAACACCGAATAAAGAGCTATATAGAGCAGAAAGGTATAGCTAGCAATAACAGTCAAATAGACTTTTATGATACTGTTATTCAAGAGTGCCAATCTGTTTTAGATAGTGAATTATCGCAAGACACTAAAAAAGCACGAGAGATACAGACTGAAAAACCTGTCTGGACTCCTACCAAAGGAGAAGAGATAGAGGTAAGCGATGACGGAGTAAAGTGGATAAATAGATGTTTCAAGATAATGGAAAACAAAGAATTTCGCTGTTGTTTTTCCCTACGCAGCAAGTCCTCGTTTTGTTGGAAATACGCTCGACCTCTCACAGAAGGCAACTGTTCGGAAATCCCGAACAGTTGAATAGAACTACCTCCTGAGTACAAATCTTGAACAGTTTACGAGGCAAAAGAAGTACAACTACAAGTCCTCACAAAGTCACTCCGAGAAGTGATAAAAGTAGTCAATAAGCATATTTCTAAATAACACCCTACTATGAAAAAAATTATACTTAGTTTACTGTGGACATTCTGAATCATGTTATATATCCTAGTCTTTATCATTGGCATATTTGCAGCTTATGCATTTGCATGATTTATTAGCTGGATACATTCTGACCCCTTCAACTGGATAGTAGACCAGGAAATTATTATCTCTATCAATAAATAATCCTATGAAAATCAAACACATACTCATTTGAGTAATAGTAGCACTGATGCTCACATCGTGTTCAGATATCGAGCCAGAAAGAAAGTGGCAGGAATGTGATAGGGAAATGAAAGGCTTTTTTACTGAGTTTTTGAAATTGGAATACCCAAATCTTTCATGGTATGGTTTCCCCTGCTCTCAAGCCTATGCACTTACAGACAAATCAAGTGGAGCATTAGAGTGTCAGTTTGATATATCTAAGCTCGACACAGTTTGCAAACCAGACAGATGGTATGTAGCCACACCCTACATCCGAATAGAGTATCATCCAAAAAACCTATATTATTTTAAAAGAGTAAACCCTTGCACTTGACCATCGTGAGAGATACAAGGTTGCTCTGCACCTCAATACTTCGTGGAGCTAGATACTTGGTAATTTTAATTCGTAATAAATAATCCTATGAAAACCCAACACACCTACACCCTCGAAGAAGCCACAGCAATCATAGCAAAGCTCACAAAAGTAAAACCCTCTGAGGTGAAGATAGAAAATGATTATCCTATATCCTTAATATTGTTAATAATTGTTTCATCTGCAATTATCACGGCAAACCTTATCTGGAGACTTATCTAACCCCCTTATTATGACAAACCCCCTCCACTATCCCGACCTCGAACGCTGTAAAAAGCTTACAGAGATTTGATTCCCAAAGACAGAGAAAGAGTATACCAGAGACAGCTGAGGATATGTGACATGACCTAAGGCTGGAGAGAAATTCCAATTTAAGATTGCCAATAGACCATTACAATGAGACTTAATTTGTGCTGTATGTACAGAAGATTATTGTTGCCCCTCCGTCATGGAGATGCTGGATGTAATACCAGAGAAGACAGAAAGCCTCTGAGTCTTTTCGATTGTTTGAAAAAACATGGCTTATTTCGATTGAGATTCTGGCTGAAAGTTTTTGGATAGCTCTATCCCCAACGCTCTCGCAGAGATGATACTCTGGCTGGTAGAGGAAGAGCATTTATCTTTTAATAAATAATTATGTCAAACCTCGAAGAACTAGAAGCAAAAATCAGAAAGCTCTGTCCAGAATTGCAGGAGCTGAGTATGTGATGTGAGGTAAGACACTATTTTAATTGAAAGGTATGACAATTTTTATGAATGATAGATGAGCATGGTAGCTGTGATTGCTATGTAAGTTACGATTGTGGTGCTACTATATCTAGAGACGATATGTCTGACCTACGAAAATGTATTATCTGACACCCTATACACATAGAACATATCCTCAAGTGTCTCTCTAAATCACTTCCAGAAGGAGATGTCATCAATACTCATGTGAACTCTTACAATAACCTTACTTTCCGACCAGTTACCAAAAATGGGCTTATTGATTGGGAACTAGATAAACCCCTCAACAAACAGAGCGAACGAACAATCGCTTTTCTTAATTCTGTAATCAAATAACTATGTGACTATTTTCTGGCATAGCAGGTATAATCGTAGCACCCTTACACATAGCCTCCAAAACATTATCGGGCGAGCCTATTGAGTGAATTATCGAGGCAGGAGTTGTAATAGACGAACTTTTCAAACAATAATCAAATAGCATGAAAATAAACAAATACGGTTGCAGAAAAAGCGGTGATGTCTGCTTGGTTCATTGCCAACCGCTACTCGGAGATAACTTTTGCGAGGAGTGCGAAGCAGTACGGTTCTTTAAGAAAACAATCGCAACTACTGAATTGGATGAGAAGCAAAAAAGAACGATTACGGATCTGATTATGAGACATCCCCGCTTTCTAAATAAATAACCCCACCACTATATGAAACAAATATCCCGCATCACACAATTTCTTCTTGTATTGTATCTCAATATTTTTTGTAAAAAGAAGCTCAAGCCATCTCATTGGTGTCAGCCTACCTACATAGAATGATATTATGAGTATAGGAATTGGGAAATCTACATGAAGTATGGAAAAATACTGAACGCTGGTAATAAGAAAAAATGATTTTGAGTATACATATCATGATTCTACCAACAAGACTTTATTTGCTGCAAGCATCTGTGAGTAGATCTAAATTATATTAACGGACATTTTGTAGGGTATGGGAATCTTTGACAAGAATGAACTCTAGCCTTACAAAAAACATGACACTTAACACTCAAGCCACGATTTAGTAATTAAGACAAAATAATCCTATGACCAATTTCTCAATGACATGCCTCCGTAAATCAAGCCCTCTAGAAGTGCTAGAGGTGCGTATAATAGACTACGATAAACGCTTGGTTCTCACAAATGACACTTGGTGTATCAGCTTTGACGACATCTTGTGGCTCAAACAGGGTAAAACAGAAAAAAAATAGTTGCTAAACTACAAAAACAAATAAAATAAATCTATGATTGAACTACTCACACGAACGGAATACGCTCTGAAACACGAGCTCACACAAGAAGCGATCCGAATGGCTTGCAAAGTTGGCACTCTCTCTAGGGTGGAATTTATCTGGCACAAGGACGGCAAGGAATACAAATGAAAATTTATTTTACCGAAAAGATACGCTATCGTAGACCGAGAAAAGCTCATGAATGCCTCTCGGAGTATAACCTCACAAGACTAAATATGGAAAATAAAATCTACATCGGGTCATGAAAACAATGAAAATACGGGATAAAACTCTCTTTTTGACCAAAAGACATCGAAGCTATAAAAGCAAACCTAAACGAGAAAGGCTGGATAAATATTAACATAAACGCCCGAAAAGAAGCGGACAAATACTGAAACACTCACTACTGAACGCTCGACACTTGGAAACCCGACAAGCGAGACGACACACCGCAATCAGCAGATACCGCAGATCAATGACCGGGTAGTTGGTAGTCTTTATTTTTTTATTTTTCTCCCATGAAAACACGATGAATCGCAATTTTACTGGCTCTATTCCTTTGAGGATTGGGCATACATAAATTTTACCTCGACAAGCCTGGACAGGGTATATTTTATGTTCTCTTTTTTTGGACTTTTATTCCTGGAATCATAGCGTTTTTTGAAATACTCGTCTATCTAGGCATGACTCAGAAAACTTTTGACGAGAAGTACAATGCAAGATTTCTAGAGATGAATAAATAAATATGGAATATCTTAAACTCACTGAACTGGTAAAACTCCCAAACAATCCTCGCACGATCACTACTGAGGACATGGACAAGCTCATAGCCTCTATCCAAAAATACTGAATTATTGAGTGACGACCATTTCTTATCTCGACCAGGACTGGCCAGAATGTCATAATAGGCTGAAACCAGCGATTTGAGGCGTGTAAGAAAGTCTGACTCAAGAAAGTACCTGTATTCATTTTTACTGACCTCTCAGAGGAAGAAGAGAGGGAGATAATCATCCGAGACAACGTGAGCAACTGAGAGTGGGACTATTCTGCCCTCGCTAACGAATGGGACACTGGATTGCTCGTTGATTGGTGAGTAGACTTGCCAGATTTTGGGGAAATGAAGGATGAATATTGAGAAGATTTTACGTTAAAAGATGGCGATAAAGAGGCATTCCAACAAATGACTTTTACTCTTGCAGACCAACAAGCGGAGCAGATTAAAGATGCAATATCGAGCATAAAAGCAACCGAAGAATATAAATATTGTGAAACAATGGGGAACGAGAACAGCAATGGAAACGCTCTTTTTTTAATTATCGCACAATGGGCAGAGCAAAGGAAATAATAGTGAAGGTGATCCCCTCAAAAATTGCAAATGATTTTGTGAAGAAGAATCATTATAGCGGAAAGGTAGTGCCAAATTCAACTTTACATTTTGGGTGTTTTTTGGATGGTAGGATGCACGGAGTTATGAGTTATGGAAATTCAATGGATAAATCTAAAGTTAAATTAGCTGTAAAAGACACAGGTTGGAATGAGTTTATAGAGTTAAACAGAATGGCTTTTGATGACTATTTGCCTAAATATTCAGAGAGCAGATGTATAGCAATATCAATAAAACTAATTAAAAAAAACGCACCCCATATAAAATGGATAGTTTCTTTTGCTGATGGGTCTCAGTGTGGGGATGGAACAATTTACAGGGCAAGCGGGTTTAGCCTAATTGGATGTAAAATAAATAAACAAATATTAAATTGGAATGGCAAAATAGTAGCAAAAAAAAGCTTAGATAATAAAAATTATCCAAGTATTGATGGCAAATATTTTTCAAGACATTTATTGGAAACAAACCAAGCCAAAGCTATAGAGGGGTATCAATTAAAATACATTTACCTAATAGACAAAACTTGCAAAATAACAGTACCCATACTACCATTTTCAAAGATTGACGAAATGGGAGCTTGAATGTACAAGGGTAAGAAAAGAATAATTTGAAACACCACGCAATCTCTTTATAATAGTAATATGCGTGTCGAGCATGAAAATAATGCGTCTGTCTTCCAGGCAGAAGAAAGCGGTGCAATACCGACTGACACGCTCCAAATAACATCGGAATAACATCGGATTTATGCCACTAGTCAAACAAAAACATTGATGAGCAATAGTAAACGCTGCAAAGTGAGAAACTGCAAATCGCAATTGACGTCCTCGCAAAGGTATCTCTTTAGTTAATCACGAACTGAAAGAAAAGTGATACCAACCTGCTACTAAAGCCGACATCCAGGAAAACTACATGGCTATGATCCAACTGAGTGAACCTGAGCTCAAACCACTGATGAAGGACATGACCAAACCTATCCTCGTACGTATCATCGCTAAGAATTTACTCGACAAAAAAGGATTCGACATCATCGAAAGAATGATCGACAGGGCACATGGCAAGCCAGCTATGACTATGGGGGAAGACGAGAACAATTCAATAGGAAGCCTCGCACAGGGGCTGTTGTCTCTCTCCAAGGTAAAACAAAAGGCCGAGAGATAGATTTCCGACAAATAACCAATATAGTTTGCCACCTTTGTCCAGCGTGCTAGAGAAAATTTTTGGCTTATATATAACATACTTGACAAATGCCCCTCAAAATATCACTCGAAAAATTCCAGGAGACAATACAGCAAGATCCTATTTATTTTTTTGATAGTGTTCTCGGGTGTTCTCACTGGAGTGCACAAGACGAGATATTGCGAAGTGTCTTCAAAAATCAGAGGACGACTGTGAAGAGTTGTCACGGCACGGGCAAGAGTTACAGTGCGGCACGGATCGCTCATGCTTTTCTTTTTGCCTATAAAAACTCTATTGTTGTGACGACGGCCCCGACTTTTAGACAGGTGGAAAATATTTTGTGGAGAGAAATGAGACAGGCGGCCAGCCAGAGCAAAATGAAGCTGGGTGGCAATATGCTCAAAACAAAATTTGAAATAGACGACAAGTGGTATGCAATCGGAATATCGAGCGACAAAGATGACAACTTCCAAGGCTTCCATGCGGAGCACTTACTTGTTATTGCCGATGAAGCGGCGGGCGTACCCGAAACTACTATGCAGGTTATCGAGGCTCTCATGACTTCGGCGGGTACTCGACAGTTGCTTATTGGAAACCCAACAAACACAAACGGGACATTTTGTGCAAGTCATAAATCAGATCTTTATACAAAAATCTCTATTTCTTGTTTTGATACTCCGAACTTTACAAAGAACGGGATAAAAGATTTGACGGATCTACTGAAGCTCACACGTCCGGAGCTTGAGGCTATGCCGTTGGTATACCCGGAACTCGTTACGCCGTTGTGGGCTTGGGAGCGTGCGGAGAGCTGGGGTATTGATTCCCCTATGTTTCAGAGCCGTGTACTCGCAGAGTTTCCAGAGGAGGGGGACGACACGTTAATTAAACTTTCTCATATTGAGCGAGCACTACAGAAAGAATGGGACGAGGAGCAGTGGAAATTCCGACCGCAGAGAAAAGCCATTGGAATTGATGTCGCCCGCAAGGGTAGCGATTCTACTGTTGGGATTGCTTTTGATAATGGGAAAATGTTTGAGAAAATGTTTAGCTATGTTGGCAAGGACACTATGAAAACAGTCGGGCACGCGGTGGCTCTTTTTAATGACTTGGGGTTTAGCAAAGAATTTGACACGTTTGTTGTGGACGATACGGGCGTTGGAGGAGGAGTTACGGACAGGCTTTTGGAGTTGGGCTATAATGTTCTTCCAGTAAATAACGCGGAATCAGCAAGTGATAAAGAGAAATTCAGAGATATTAAGGCGGAAATATTTTGGAACTTACGCCAGGCGTTTTTGGAGGGGAGTATTTCTATACATGACATTTCCAGAATTATCCAGGATCTGAGCTCCATTCGATATGACTATATGAGCTCGGGAAAACTCTTTATTGTGTCGAAAAAGGATATGAAAAGAGAGGGCTTGCCGTCACCTGACTTTGCGGACGCTCTCGCCTTGGCTTTTTATGGGACGCAGATGATTGACGGGGGGGACGCGGTTATCGAAACTAAAAAAACAAAGAAAGAAGAGGGGGACGATGAAAACTCGACGGGGACAATAGTCGGCGACATATTTGGAAAGAGGGGAAAATTCTAGTTTGATTTCGTTGTTGTTATTGGTATTATTATTTTATAACCTATTAAATTATGGGACTCATTGATATATTCAAAAAGAAAACAGTGGATAAACTTCCGGAGGAGACCATGATTAAGCATGGAAAATCTGGTACCGAGATTATGTCTGGTATGATTCAGGAGGAGTATAATAATGACTTGGTTTTTCCAGAATCAGTAAAGGTGTACGACGAAATGAGAAAGAGTGATGCAACTGTTGCGGCGGTTTTGAAAGCTCTCAAAAATCCATTGTTATCTGCGGAGTGGGACATACAGAGTGGAGGGGATAGCGACCGAGACAAGGAGGTTGCGGAATTTGTGAATAGGAATCTTTTTGTGAATATAAACTTTCAGGATTGGTTGAGAGAAGTGTTGACTTACTTGGACTTTTGATTTAGGTATTTTGAGAAGGTCTACCAGGTAAAAAATGGAATGATTGAGTGGAAAGAGTTGGCGTCGCGAGTGCAAAGAGCTCATTATATTTGGGGTGTTAACGGGGAGGAGTGGATAAATGGACACCCGGCGGGGATCACGCAAGTCATAAATAGCAACGATGAGGGCGGGGAGGCGAATTACCCGGAGATCCCTTGGGGCAAATTGATTTTGTTTTCCAACGAGAGGGAGGGGAATAATTACGAGGGCGTGTCTATCCTACGACCAGGCTACAAGCATTATTTTTATAAAGATTTGGGATACAGAATACAAAGTGTGTCATCGGAGCGGTACGGAGTGGGCGTACCAGTCGCGACTGTCAAAAACAGCATGAGCACACCCAATAGGACAAAGGTTGA